CTGGGCTTTTCCCCTGCCCCCAGCTACAGCCCCCAGCACCTGCCCCACGCCCAGCTGGGAACCCTCGCACCGGAACGCCGCTTGCCCCGCGCCTCCCGGCTGTGACAGCATGGGCGACGGTGCAACACGGAGGACAACATGGCGCGACTGACCAGCCCCAAGGTCCGGCTGTGGCCGATCGACGAGATCACCGCCCACCCCCGCAACTATCGCCACCACCCCGACGACCAGGTGCGGGCGCTTATGGCGTCGCTGCGCCGGTTCGGCTGGGCCAAGGTGTCGATCAGTGGCAGGCCCAGCGACAAGCTGCTGTGGACCGGCCACGGCGTCTGCGAGGCCGCCAAGCGCCTGGGCCTGACCCGCGTCCCGGTCAGCGAGCAAGAGCTGACCGACGCCGAGGGGTTGGCCTGGCTCGCGGCCGACAACGAGCTGAGCCGGCCGGACCTGGTGGTGGACGACGGCGCGGCGCTGGCGTCGATCCTCGAGGACGTGGCAGCCACCGACGAGGGCCTGGCCGGCACCGGCCACGACGCCGACTCCCTGGCCGAGTTGCTCGAGGCGCTCGAGCCGGACGCGACAGGCGCTGCTGACGGCCCGCAAAGCGGCGAGGCGACCAAGGACCAGGGCGAGGGCACCGGCGGCGACGACGCACCCGTAGAGCGCCACAAGGCGGCCATCTCGCGCCAGGCGCTCAGCTCGCGCCAGGCGCTCAGCTCGCCGATGGCCGCTCTGCTCGAGCTGGGCTACCTGGACGGCACCAAGACCCTGTTCGACTACGGCTGCGGCAAGGGCGACGACCTGGCGCACCTGGCCGAGCGCGGCGTCAACGCGAGCGGCTGGGACCCGCATTGGCTGCCCAACGAACCGCGCCAGGCCGCCGACCTGGTGAACCTGGGCTTCGTGCTGAACGCGATCGAGGACCAGGTCGAGCGGGCCGACACGCTGCGCGAGGCGTTCAAGCTCGCCGGCGAGCTGCTGATCGTGGCCGTCCAGGTGGGCAAGCCCCCGGCAGGTGGCGTTCCGTTCGGCGACGGCGTGCGCACGTCGATCGGGACCTTCCAACGCTTCTACGGCCAGGCCGAGATCGTTGACTACGTGCGCACCGAGCTGGCCGGCGAGGCCGAGTCGCACGCGCTCGAGTCCCTGGGCAACGGCCTGGTGGTGGTCTGCGCCAACGCCGTGGCGCATGCGGCCTTCAAGAAGCGCCAGGCCGCCGCGGCCGTCACGTTCGACGACGATCCCGCGCTCGAGTTGGTCAAGGCCTGGGGCGTCCTCGAGGGGCAGACCTGGCAGCTTGGCAAACACCGTCTGTACGTGGGCGACGTGCTGGTGGACGGCGCGATCGAGGCGTTGATCCAGGCCGACGACCTGGGCCTGGTGGACGCCGTGATCACCGACCCGCCATTCGCCATCTACGGCAGCTCGACGGGGATCGGCGCGGACATTGCCGACGATCGCATGGTGCGGCCGTTTTTCGAGCGCACGCTCAACCGCGTGCGGGATTCGGTCAAGTGGTTCGGCCACGCCTGGGTCTGCACCGACTGGCGCAGCTGGGCGAGCATCTGGGAGGCCGCCAGGCGGTCGCGCCTGCACGTCGCGAACTGCTTTGTATGGGACAAGGGCAACGGCGGCTTGGGCAGCATGGGGGCCAACTGCCATGAGTTGGTCGGGTTCCTGGTCAAAGTGCCGCCGCCCACGGCGATGCGCTCGACCAGCAAGCGCGGCCACCGCATGGTCTACAAGCCCAACATCCTGCGCCACAACCGCGCCCACGGGGCCGAGCGGCTCCATAACGCCGCCAAGCCCCTGGCCCTGGTGGGCGAGCTGATCGAGGCCGCCACCGACGACGGCGATCGCGTCCTGGACCCGTTCTGCGGCAGCGGCAGCACCCTGATCGCCTGCGAGCGAGCCGGGCGCACCTGCTACACCGCCGACGCCGAGCCGCGCTGGGCCGCCACCACGCTGCAACGCTGGGCCGATGAAACGGGCCAGACCCCCGAGCTGGTGACGCCGTGAGGGACGACACCACCGACACCACCGAGCCCGAGCCGCGCAAGCTGTGTTCCGCGTGCAACGGCACCGGCTGGCAGCCGCGCACAGTGACGCTGTATCCGCTGCGCCCCCCGGTCGAGCAGCCCCAGGAGCGCGAGCGGCAGCGCGTCTGGGCTGGCCGCAAGCGCAGCAAGGGGCGGCAGCGATGACCGCCTGCCGGCACCAGCTGCGCCCAGAGGCCAACCGCTGCGCCAAGTGCGGCGCACGGCCTGCCATGCCCCAGCTGGTGCGCGGCGCTGGCGGCAGCCTGGTGCGCGTCGGCTGGTGGCCCCTGGCCTGGGCAACGCTCGAGGCGTGCAAGGGCGCAGAGGTGCGACGACAAGCGAAGGGGGCAAGGCCATGACAGACAAGCCCAGCAAGACTCCAGAGCAGCGACAGGCCGCTCGCAAGGGCCGCGCCCTGCGACGACAAGAAGCGGCCGCGCGCCGCCACAAGGCCTGGCAACTGCACCTGGCCGGTGTCAGCTACCAGGCGATCGCCGACCAGGCGGGGTGCGCCCGCTCGCAAGCCTTCCGCGACGTGCAGCGCGTCCTCGCCGAGCTACACAAGGACCGGCTGGACGACGCCGACATGGAGCGCAGCAAGAGCCTGGCCCGCCTCGAGCGGCTGATCCAGGGCCTGTTCCCCAAGGCGATCAAGGGCGACCACCAGGCGGCCGACACGATCCGCAAGCTCGAGGCCGACCGGATCCGGCTGCTGGGCCTGGCTCAGCCGGTCAAGACCGAGGTCACCGGCAAGGACGGCGGGCCGGTGCAGCTGCAAGCCGGCGTCGTCGTGGTCCCGGCCGTCGCTGGCAGCGTGCAGGCCTGGCGCGACCAGATGGCAGACAACAAGGCGCAGAGCGGCGACGTGGTGCCGTTGCGGGCGCTCGAGGGAGGACAGGATGGGTAGCAAGGGATCGAGCGCGGCGCGCAAGCTCAGGGGACTGATCGCCAAGTGCGGCGGCGTCCGGTGCAGCTTCAAGCCCGAGCCGCGCCGCGCGCGAATGCTTGTCGAGGTCTGGGCCGGCCCGTACCAGATCGGCACGGCCGCGTTGACCGGGCCGACATTGAAGCGGATCGCCAAGGCGCTCGAGCAGCTCGACGCGATCCGCCACGACCTGGCCGACGCTCAGATCGCGGCCGACTTCTTTGGGCCTGGCGAGCCGCCGCCGCCGCCGATGCCAACGCCGCAGCCCGCCCCGCGCCAGGTGTCAGACGGCGGGATCTGAGCAGATGGGCGTGCAGGCCCCGCGCATCCTCTGGGCACCGCAGCCCGGCCCGCAGACGGCGTTCTTGACGTGCCCCGTTGATGACGTCCTTTTCGGCGGCGCTCGAGGGGGCGGCAAGACAGACGGCACGATCGGCAAGGCGATCCAGCACCACCAACTGCACGGCGGCGACGCTCGCGTCCTGTACCTGCGACGGACCTTCCCGCAGCTGGGCGAGGTGTTGAAGCGCGCGGCGCAGCTGCTGCCAGCCACCGGCGCGAGCTACGCCGCCGGCCCCAAGGAGTGGCGATGGCCTGACGGCGGGTTCTTGCGGTTCGCGCACCTGGACAAGAAGGGCGACGAGCTAAACTACCAGGGACACAGCTACACGCTGCTGGTGGTGGACGAGGCCGGCAACTTCCCCGAGCCCGACCCGATCGACTTTATCCGCTCGAGCCTGCGCAGCGCTGCCGGCGTGCCTTGCCAGGTGGTCCTCACGGCCAACCCCGGTGGCCCTGGGCATGAGTGGATCCGCGATCGCTACGTGGACGGCCGCCCCGAGAACGTGCCCTTCTATGACCGCGAGGCCATGACCTGGCGCTGCTACATCCCCAGCAAGCTGGCCGACAACCCGGCCCTACTGCAAGGCGATCCGCGCTACATGGACCGCCTGCGAGCTGCGACGGTGGGCCGGCCCTGGCTGTTGCGCGCCTGGCTCGAGGGTGACTGGTCGGCCAGCCTCGAGGGCGAGATGATCCTGCGCGAGTGGCTCGAGCGGCTGCCCCGGTTCGACCTGGACGCCCTGCCCCGGTTCCAGCGCGTGATCCTGAGCATGGACACGGCCAGCAAGGACAAGGAGTTGAACGACTGGACGGTGTGCCAGGCCTGGGGAATCGACGACCGGAACGACGCCTGGCTGCTCGACCTGGTGCGGGCCAAGGTCAAGATGCCCGCTCTGGTGCGCCTGGCGCAGAGCATGGCCGAGAAATGGCAGCCCACGGCCGTGCTGATCGAGGACAAGTCCAGCGGCACCGGCCTGATCCAGCTGCTCGAGGATTCGCCGCGCTGGCGCTGGTCGATCATCCCGATCATGCCGGTGGCCGACAAGATCACCCGCATGGCCGTGGAGACGCCGTGGTTCCAGTCGCGCCGCGTCCACCTGCCACGCTCAGCGCCCTGGCTGCCCGAGTACGAGGGCGAGCTGCTGGGATTCCCCACCGGCCCCAAGAAGGACCAGGTCGACGCCACCAGCCAGCTGCTGATGTACGCCCGCGGCGGCAGCTCGAGCGCCACCGCGGCGTTGACCAGCTGGTAGCTGCTGACTGGCGAACAGCTGCTGTGATACGGTGCGCGGCGCGGAGGGCAAGACCATGACCAGCAAGCGCAACCGCGAGGATATGGCCCTGGCTCGAGCTGCCGGCGCGTTGCGGGCGCTGGGCAAGCATGACGCGGCCCGCGATCTGCTCGAGGTGGTCGGGGCAGGCCTCACCGAGCGCGACCGCCTCGAGGCCGCCGCCAGCAAGCCACCACGCAAGGCCACCAGGCGGCCCAGGAGCCGCGCAAAGGCCAAGGGGTAGGGTAGGACATGGGCAACACCAAGAAGGTCACTGTAGGCGACAAGACAGCCGCCGTCGTCACCCCCCTGGCAGACGTGCGCGGCGACGGCTGGGCCGGCGTGATGCCCGCTGTCGGTGGGACCGACCTGTACGGCTACGGCGGCCACCGCGTCACCAGCCGCGCCAAGCTGAGCGAGGCCGAGTTGGCGACGCTCTGGCGGCAGAATTGGCTGGCCCGCGAGTCAATCGAGATCAAGGCCGCCGCCGTCACGGACGCATGGGTGAAGCTCGAGATCCCCGACGACGACGACCAGGCCGACACGGCCAAGAAGCTCTGGTCCTACGCCGACGACCTGGCCCCCCCGCACGGCATCAAGATGGCCTTCGAGAACGCGATATGCTGGGCCGAGCTGTTCGGCGGGGCGCTGCTGGTGCTGGGCATCGACGACGGCAGCGACGCCGACGACGCCAGCGCCGAGCCGGTCAACCTCGAGGGCATCCGCTCGATCCGCTGGGCGCACCTGGTGGACGCTCGCGACGCCCAGGTGCAGGCCTATGACGAAGACCCGAGCAGCGACCTGTACGGGCGGCCCATGCTCTACCAGGTCAACCGCCGGCGGGCCAAGGCGTCGGCACAGTTCCACGCCAGCCGCGTGATCCGGTTCGACGGCCCGCTGACCCCCGACGACGCGATCGACGACAACGGGGGCTGGCCCGATTCGGTCCTCGAGGCGCAGCACGACGCGATCCGCGACTACGGCACCAGCCAGCACGGGGCAGCCAAGGCGCTCGAGAAACACAGCCAAGACCTGTTCAAGATGCGCGGCCTTGCCCAGATGGTCGGAGCCAAGGACGGGCTCACCAGGCTCCGTGTGCGCATGAAGGCGCTAAAGGAATGCCTGCGCCTGGGCAACGTGGCTCTGGTGGACGCCGAGGTCGAGGACTACCAGATCCAGGGCCGGCCGGTCAGTGGCATGGCCGAGTTGATCGATCGCGTCAACCGCAACGCCGCCGGCGCGGTCAACGTCCCAGCGGCCCGCCTGTTCGGCCAGCAACAGGGCACCGTGCGAGCTGGTGCGGATGCCGACGCGGATGCGTTCGACAAGCAGACGCAACGCCGCCAGGCCCGCAACCTGATACCCCAGGCCAAGCGCCTGGCCGAGCTGATCATGCTCGCCAAGGACGGCCCCACCAGCGGCGAGCTGCCCAAGGACTGGCAGATCACCGCCAACGACTTGCGCGAGCCTGACCCCGAAACACGGGCCAAGACCTACGAGACACGCATGAAGGGCCACAAGCTGGCCGTCGACATGGGGGCGATCGACCCGCTCGAGGTGCGCCAGGAGTTCGCGGACGGCGACCACGGCCTTACGCTCGACCCCGAGATCACCGAGGCGCTCGAGGCCGAGGCCGGCGAGCCTGACCCCGAGCCGCCGGTGGTGCCCCCGCCGGCACCTGGGCAGCCCCCAGCGCCGCCCCAGCCGCCGGCACCGCCGACAGAGGGGTAGACCATGCCCCGCAGCCTGCCCAGGCCGCGATACCCGCTGCTCGCCGAGGCGTTCTACGTGCGCCAGGTGGTCCGGTTCCTGCGGCCGCTCGACGCCCTGATCCGACGCCACGTCCTGCCGGTGGTCAACCGCTACCGCAGCCCCGACGAGCTGCGCGGCGACGTGCTGCGCCTGGACGACGTGGAGGACGACCTGGTGATCGCGTTGGGCCGCGTGCGGGCCGAGTGGTTGCGCGTTATGGATGGCGAGAAGCTGACCGCGGCCGCCACCGACGCGGCCAAGAAGATCGACAAGGCCAACGCCGCCGACCAGGCCCGCATCATGCGCAGCGTGGCGATCGTGGACGTGTTCAAGTCCGAGTCCTACCTGGCCGCCGAGTTGCCTGGCTGGCTCGAGCAGAACACCGACTTGATTGTGCGGGGCGGCCTGGTTCGCGGCCGCCTGGTCCGGCCGCTCTGGGAAACCGAGATCGACCGGATCGGCCAGATCGCCGGCGACGGCTTCAAGGCCGGCACCAGGCACGAACAGCTCGCCAAGCAGATCCGCGGCGAGTTGGGCGTCGGCCGCGCGCGGTCGGTGCTGATCGCCAGGGACCAGACCAACAAGCTGAACGGCCAGCTGACCCGCGCCCGCCAGCGGTCGGTCGGCTTCACCCACTACCGCTGGTCCACCGCCCAGGATCGTCGCGTGCGCCAGGAGCATGCCGACTTGCAGGGGCGGATCTTCGCCTGGAATGACCCGCCCAACATCGGCCACCCTGGCGAGCCGATCCAGTGTCGGTGCGTGGCGATCCCGCACTATGTCGGCGGCGCGGCCACGCCCAAAGACGTGCAGCAAAGCGTCAAGAAGGTGCAGGCCCAGCGCATCACAGCCAGCCAGGCCCGCCAGGCGGCGATCGCGTCGAACGCTGGGCACCTGGCCGACGTGAAGGCCGCCGACTCTGCCGCGGCGGATCTCGAGGACGTGTTCGTCGACAAGGCTTTCGCCGGCGGTAACGTGGTCGAGGACTTCAAGGTTACGCCGTTCGCCAGCGAGCCGGCCGCAGCTGCGGACCTGGCGATCGCTGAGAAACACGCCGACCAGCTGGTCGAGATCAGCACCAAGATGGAAACCGCCGGCGAGCAGCTGGCCGAGCTGCACGGCCAGGCCGCCAAGCTCGCCAAGGCGGCAGACCCGGTCAAGGTGGCGGCGCAGCTCGAGCAACTCGCCGGCCAGGCCCTGGCGCAGCTCGAGGACGTGGTGGCGCTCGACGCCCAGGGCAACGCCGCGATCGCGGCAATCAAGAAGGCGATCGGCCAGGCCGAGGCTGCGGCCAAGGCCGCCAAGAAGGCGGCAGCCCTGGCAGCTGAGAAGGCGGCAGCCGAGAAGGCGGCAGCAGCTGCGGCCAAGAAGGCCAAGGCCAAGGCCACCAAGGCCGCCAAGAAGGCCAAGCAAGCGCTGCTGTCGCCGACGCACGACCAGGTCCAGGGGATCAGTCAGCAGAGCGGCGGGGCGCTTGTCACGCTCGAGGACGGCCAGACGTTCCAGGCCGCCACCGGCGGCAACGGCGGCATCCTGTCCACCGGGCTGACCGAGGAACAATTCCTGGCCGCTCGAGCCAAGCAGCTGACCCTGCCCCCGCACAACCTGGACCTGTCAACGGCGGTCAAGTATGCGGCCAGCGAGTGGGGCGACTACGGCCACCACGGCATCGGCAAGGCCGCCGATCTGCTGGGGTTCAAGCCAAGCAAGGCCGCGGCCAAGGCCGCCAAGAAGGGCAAGCTGTTCAAGCTCAAGGGCGTGCCTGGCCTGGCTGAGCCGGTGGATCCCAAGAGCCTGGGCGGCTTCACCAAGTGGGGGGGCGGCGCTCGCAAGGCTCGCCGAGAGAAGCTGTTCGCGCACGGCGAGCGCAAGGAGGGGCCGCCCCGCTGGACCCGCGACGATTCCGAGTTCGGGGCGCACAACGTCGAGGCCCTGGGCAAGCTCACAGCCGACGAGCGCGGCGCGATCAACCTCTACAGCGGCAGCTCATACGGCTCGATCAACAACCCGCTCCGCGACCGCGTGGCGCACAGCTACGAGCACGCCAAGGAGGCCGCCAAGCGCATCGACAAGGCCATGAAGCGCGGCGGCGCGACCCCCGAGGATCTGACCCTGTTTCGTGGCGTGAATAGCGGCCACCCGATCTCTGCCATCGCCAACAAGGGGCTGCTACGCGCTGGCGACGAGTTCACCGACTGGGCCTATTCCAGCTCGAGCCTGAGCGAGACTGTGGCCCAGGGATTCGCTGGCTACGGCGAAGGTGGCGTCGTCATGGACCTGACTGTGCCCAAGGGCACCAAAGGGGTGTGGATGGGCTACAGGCCCGGCGGCTCAGCGCTAAGCGGCATCGCCAGCGAGAAGGAATTCCTGCTGCCACGGGGCACCACGATCAGGATCGACAGCTTCGATCGCACCGGCCACAACGGCCAGATCAGGATCAGGGCCACGCTGGTGAAATCCAAGCGCGTGCCGCGGCTCGACGAGCTGCTGGCGCTACTGTTCGGCCACGACTTGCCCGCCGGCGGGCAGCGCCTGGACGCCGGCCCACCGCCTGGCTACTCGAGCTGGGACGAGCTATTCACCGAGCTGGACCGCAACCCGATCCGCCTGTTCATCACGCCGGCGGTCAAGATGGACGCCCGCGGCGAGTTCCTGGGCTACAGCGCGGACCAGGAGCGGGCGTTCGCGTTGTTCACCGTTGCGCCCCAGCTCAGGCGGGATTAGCCTAGCCGCATGACTGGCCGACGCTTTGACACGCAAGACCTAGATTGGCGCGAGGACGCGATCGGCGCTGACGGCATCCTGCGAGCGCGTGCGCGGCTGACCAGGACAGGGGTGTTCCTGTACCGCCGTGCAGACGGCAGCACCGTGCGCGAGCTGCGGCACCCTGACGACGTGTTCCACGCCGACCACCTGGCGAGCCTGCGCCAGCTGCCGATCACCAACGACCACCCGGCCGCCGGCATGGTCACGGCCGACAACTACAAGCGGCTGGCGGTTGGCAGCACCGGCGAGCGCGTTGATCAGGTGGGCGGGCGCTACCTCGAGTCCCCGATCATGATCGGGGACAAGCAGGCCGTCGAGGACGTGACCAGCGGGCGTAAAGTGCAAACGTCCCTGGGCTACCAGGTGGCGATCGTCGATGAATCGGGCACGTTCAACGGTCAACGATACGACAAGCGGCAGACAGGAATGCTTGCCAACCACCTGGCGCTGGTGATACACGGTCGAGCAGGTGGACAGGTAGGGGTTCGGCTCGACTCACAAGACGCGGTTCTGCTCGAGCGCCTGGACGGCGACGACGCAAAGCAGGACCAGCAAGGAGCTGGACGCATGGCGAAGATCCGCATCGATGGCGCTGACTACGAGATCCCCGACAGCGTGGCCCCCGTGGTGGCCGGCAAGGTCAAGGCCGCCGACACCGAGAAGGCCCGCGCCGACGCCCTGGACAGCAAGCTCGAGAAGGTGCAGGCCGAGCGCGACGCGCTCGAGGTCCGCGCCGACAAGGCCGAGAAGGCCGCCGCGGACGCCAAGACCGGCATCACCGACGAGCAGCGCGCCGACGCCATGAAGGCCGCCCGCGCTCGCCTGGCGCTCGAGGACCAGGCCAAGGCCCAGGGCCTCGAGTTCAAGGCCGACGCCACCGACGCCGAGTTGCGCGACCAGCTGATCGGCAAGCTCGCGCCCAAGCTCAGCCTCGAGGGCCGCAGCGACGACGCCAAGGCGGCCATGCTCGACGTGCTGCTCGAGGGTGCCAGGCCCAGCAAGGCCGGCACCGCGGGCCGCGAGGCGCTCGCCGGCAAGCGCACCGACAGCAAGGACAACGACACCCGCACCGACAGCGAGGAGGCCTTCCTGGCCGCCTACGCCGGCGCGGGATACGGCACCGAGGACGACGCGGAATAGCTCGACGAGCTGAGCCGCACGGCAGGACCAGGCCAAGAGGACCACCAGGGAGACACCGATGGCGATCAACCACTACCAGAGCGCGTTCCCGACGACGCCCGACGAGGGCCTGGCGGGCCACCCGGCCGGCACGGGCGAGTACCTGGCCGAGTCGCTCACCAACGACGAGGCCGCCACCCGCATCGGGTTCGGCCTGGGCGTCAAGGCCAACGGCGAGGACGGCTGCAAGCTGCCCGCGTCGAGCGCCGACGCCATCGACGGCGTTACCATGTACGTGCCGCTGGTGCAGCCCGACGCCAACTTCGATCGCAAGGTCCCCACGGACGGCGTCTGCCTGGTCATGCAGCGCGGCCGGATCTGGGTCGAGGTCGAGGAAACGGTCGCCAAGAACGACCCGGTCTACGTGCGCCACACCGCCAACGGTGCCGGCAAAGACCCCGGCCAGTTCCGCAAGGACAGCGACGGCAGCGAGGGCGTGTACCCGCAGGTGTCCTGGACGCTCAGCGGCGCGCTGGACGCCGGCCGCGCCCGCATCCAGAAGCTGGTCTTGTCGGCCGACCTGATCGCGGGCGACGACGTGGACGGCGAGATCGGCGGCACGGCCATCGCCACGGTCAGCTATGACGGCGTGTCGCACCTGACCACGATGGAGCTGATCATGTCGGCGATCCAGGTGGCGGCCGACACCGCCGGCGAGGTCATCGACAACATGTACATCGCCGGCGCGACCGCCCGCGAAATCCACATCCTGAGCGATGCGCACAGCCCGACCGCGCTGCCGTTGACGTCCTGGGCGACCACCAACGGCGGGGCCGGCACGGCCGCATTTGCCAGCGCCACCGGCGCGGACGTGACCGCCGGCAAGCTCCCGCACACTCTGACCCTGGACGTGGACGGCGACACCATCACCGCCGAGTGGTCCGGCAGCCACGACGACACGGTCCACACCTTCGCCGCCGAGCTGGAAAGCCACGCCAAGGTCGCCAGCGCCGTTGTCACGCACGTTGCGGCCGGCCCCGACCTGGTGATCACGCTCACCGGGGCCAACTACCTCGCCAACGACATCGACCTGGCGAACGGCGACCCCACCGGCGGCGTCAACGCACGCACCGGGGCGCTGAACAACGAGGTCGTGGCCGGTGTGGCGGTCAGCGCCAAGGCGGCACAGTGGACCGGAGCTCGCTACGCCAAGGGCGCGGCCGCCGGCAAAAACGCGCTGCTCGAGGTGTTCGGCACCGAGTAGCCGAGCCCCGAGCCGCAAGGAACGGAACAGGCCGTAGCAGGCCGGACAGGACACCAGGGAGACACCGATGGGACGCATTTTCATGCCGCACCACTTGCGCGAGCGGGCCAAGACCGAGGCCAAGCTGGCCGACCTGCGCTGCGATGCCTTCGCGGGCCGCCTGGTCAACGAGGGCCGCATCGATGGTGCCCTGGGCTTGGCCGTTGGCGAGCAGCTCAAGCACATCAGCCGCGAGATCGTCAAGACTCGCTTCCCCGATCTGCGATTCCGCGAGTTCGTGCCCCCGGTGCGTGACGCGCCCGCCCCCAGCGCGGACACCTACGAGTGGCACACCGCCACCGAGGTGGGCGTCGCCAAGACCAGCCACACCCTGGCCGGCACCACCGAGAAGGTCGGGTTCGGCGTCGAGGCCGAGCCCAACACGGTGCCGCTGCGCTACGAGCGGGCCAGCTACGATTTCAGCGACGACGAGCTGATCGAGGCCGCGGCCGCCGGTGTGTCGATCGCCATCGAGAAGCCCCGCATTTGCCGCGGCGCGATCGAGCGCAAGAAGGACCAGGTCTGCATGCTGGGCCACACGGCCACCGGACGCCTGGGGCTGCTCAGCGACGGCAACGTGCCCGAGATCAACGCCGGCGCGGACCAGCTGGGCGTGTCGTTCGATGTGGCGCTCTACAACCTCAAGACCTGGGCCGACCAGGTCTGGGAGGACAGCAAGGGCATCTACCGCGCCAACCGGATGATCCTGCCCGCGGCCTACTTCAAGTTCTACAAGAACAAGCGGGCCACGGACGGATCGGGGCGGAACGTCCTCGAGGAGTTCCTCAAGACCAACGGCCAGATCGAGCGCGTCGACTGGAGCTACCACTGCGACACGGCCAGCGACTCGAGCGGCCCCGTTGCGCTGCTCTACCCCTACGACCCCGACATGGTGGGCTTCATCGAGTCGGTGCTGTACCGCGAGAGTGCCCCGACGCGCCGCGGCTTCACCAGCGAGATCGAGGCCTACGGCCGGTTCGGCGGCGTCGCCTGGCGTCACCCCAACAGCGGGCTGAAGGTCGGCCTGGACGCCTAGCAGCGCCCAGCAAACCCAAGGGGGCGGCCCCGTCCTGGCAACGGGGCGGGGCCGCTGCCGTTCTGAGGCAAGAACATGGCGATCACCGCGGCGACATTGCAGGCCTACCCCGAGTTCGCCAGCGTGGCGACGGCGACGATCGACCTGTGGATCGCCAACGCGCCGGCGCACATCGACGCAACGCAGTACGGCGACCAAGCCGACCAGGCCACCACGTATTGGGTCGCGCACGTCCTGACCCTGCTGCGCCTGGGCGGCGGCATCGGTGGCGGCCCCGTCACCGCGGCCGAGGTCAACACCGTGAAGGTGCAGTTCGCGGCGGCCGTGCTGCCGTCTGGGCTCGAGGACTGGAACGCGACGACCTGGGGCCGCCTGCTGCTGGTCCTCGCGACTGTGCGGCTCCAGAGCGACCAGCTGGTGATCTGACCATGACCGTGAAAATCATCGACGACGGCCTGGCCGAGCAGCGTCTGCGGCAACAGCTCGCCAGAGCCAGGCGGGCCAAGATCACCGTGGGCATTCACGGCGACGACACAGCACGCGACGACGACGGCACCACCAACGCCCAGGTGGGCGCGTTCCATGAGTTCGGGACAGCCACGATCCCCAAGCGATCGTTCCTGGGCGGCACGTTCGACAACCGCAGCGGCGAGATCGGCCAGGCCATCGACACCGCGGCCGTGGCAATCCTCGAGGGCCACGCCAGCACCGACCAGGCCCTGGGGCGAGCCGCGCAGAGCATGGCCGGCAGCGTCCAGGCCTACATCTCAGACGGCATCGGGCCGGCCCTGGGGCCTGCCGCGGTCGAGGCCCGCACCAAGCGGCTGGGCGGCAAAGCGGCCGACAACGATCGGTTCGGCGGCGACACGCCCCTGATCTTGTCGGGCCAGCTGCGCCAGAGCATCGCCGGCAAGGTCAGCACGCGAGGGGGCAGCGAGTGATCAGCCTGGACCTGTCGGGCGTCGTCGACGCTTTTTCCGCCGACACGCTGACCCGCCTGCGCTGGCCGGCCGCCACCTGGTCAAAGGGCGTGGCGAGCGAGCCGGCCGCGGTCAGCTCGACGATCGCCGGCATGGTGGAGCCGCTCGAGGGGCGCGAGTTCGGCCGCATCCTCGAGCAGCTCGACGAGGGCCAGCGCCGGCGTGCGCGGTACACCCTGCACACCACCGCCGACGTGCGCACCGTCAACCGCGCCGCGGCCGAGCGGGCCGATCACCTGACCTACCAGGGCAAGACCTACGAGGCGATCGATCTGAGCCACTGGCAGGGCCAGGGCAAATACCGCCGCCTGGTGCTGCTCGAGCTGGGGGATCAGTAGGTGGCCGCGTTCAACCAGGACACGCTCGAGGCCGCGATCCACGACTGGATCGCCGCGTCCCTGCCGGCCATCGTCCCGGCCGACAGCGCGATCCGCTGGGCCAACCAGATCCCGCCGGCGGCCGACGTGCCGTTTGCGCTGCTCAGCTGGGACCAGGCCCCGCGCCCGATGGGCCGGACCATCGAACCAGAACAGCGAGTGTACGACAGCGGCGGCGGCATCTGGCAGCTCGAGCGAACGCACCGGGCCGGCATGGTCCTGGCGATCGACGTGACGGCCAGCGCCGTGCGTGGCAGCTCGAGCGCGCCGGCATTGCTGCGGCGGCTGCTCGAGTTGCAAAGTTCCGCTGCCGTGAGGGCTCTTGTAGACGCCCTGCCGGCGGCCGTGCTACGGTTCGACCCGCCTGTTGACCTGTCAGCGTTGGTGGCCGACCAGGTGCGCAGCCGGGCGAGGATGCGCGTGGAGCTTTACAGCCAAACGACAACCGAGGAATCGGGCGACTACATCGACGCCGGCGAGTTCACGGCGACGGTCACGGAGGTCTAGGTTATGGCCGCGATCAGCAACATCATCAACGTGACGGTCAACGTCACCAAGGCCGCGCCGAGCCGCGCCGCGTTCGGCATCCCGCTGATCGTGCCCCCGCTGCACACCACGTTCGCCGAGCGCGTGCGGTCCTACTCGAGCTTGTCGGGCCTGCTCGACGACGGTTTCGAGGTCTACGACGCAGCCTACATCTGGGCGGCCGCGTTGTTCAGCCAGAACCCTCGCCCCAGCAAGGTCAAGATCGGGCGCATCGACGCCGGCGACGCGGACCTGACCGAATCGCTGAACGCGATCGAGGCCGCCGACAGCAAGTGGTACGCCCTGCTGATCCCCGACACGTTCAACGCCGCGGTCGCCACCGAGCGGGCCGCGGTCCTCGCTGGCGCTGCCTGGGCGCAGACCAAGCGCGTGCTGTACCTGGCCGAGTCCGGCGCGGCCAACATCATCGCGGCCGGCGACACGCTCGCCAGCGCGTTGAAGGCCGGCGGCTACAGCCGCACGTCGCTCTGGTATCACGCCGTGCAGCCCCAGGTGCTGACCCTAACGATGGATGCCGCCCTGGTGGCGCTCAACAGCATCGCTGGCAACGTCAACGGCAACGCCCTGGCCCCCACCGTATTCGCGGCTGACAGCGACACCACCCTGGCGACTCTGGCGACGACGATCCAGGCCGAGGCCGCGGTCGACACCGCCGTGGTGACGACCATCCCCGCGGCCGTGGACAACGACCGGGCGATCGTGATCACCGCGGCCGACCCCTGGACCGAGATCAAGCTCGACGGGTTCCTGACCACCCTGGGCGCGAGCCAGAACAGCTGGTCGGTGGTCGAGACAACCCCGGCCAGCAAGCCGCTGAGCGCATCGATCGCCGGCCGGTGCCTGAGCAAAGACCCCGGCAGCCTGACCTGGGCCAACCAGGCCAACCTGGCCGCCATCGAGGCCGACGACCTGAGCCAGACGCAGATCGACGTCCTCGAGCTGCAACGGGCTAACTACTACGCGCCGTTCACCGACGATCTCAAGTTCACCCGCCAGGGCACGACGGCCGACACCTACTACATCGACCAGCTGCGCGGCCTGGACGCCTTGATCACCGACCTGGAGGACGCGCTGCTGGCGCTGTTCGCCAACACCGACAAGGTGCCCAAGACCGACGACGGCAAGGAGATCGTCCGCAAGGAGCTGGTCAGCGTCCTGGTCCGCTTCAAGCGAGCCGGGTTCCTGACCGGCGACGTGGAGCAGGCGGTTGACATGAGCGCGAGCAGCTACGCGGCGCGAACCCTCACCGGCATGGTGATCGACGTGGAAGGGGCGGGCGCTCTGCACGGCGTCAACCTGGTGATCAACTTCAAGGAGTAGCGGGGCACGTTCAAGAACGCCACCTGCTGAGCGGAGACACCGATGGCCTACCGACCAAATGCCGTGATCTGCACCTACGGCCCCTACATTTTCAAGGGGTTCGCGGACGGCGACTTCTTGACCACCGACCAGGAAGGCGACACCGCCGACGTGATCAAGGGTGCCGGCGGCGAGTCCGCGATCATCATCCAGGACGCCGACCAGGTGGCGACGTGCGAGATTACGGTCTTTGCCGACAGCAAGGACAACCGGATCCTGACGCAGCTCTACAACGCCCAGCGTGCGCCTGGTGCCGGCGACTCGACGATCTTCCCCTTGATGGTGTTCGACCCCAACACCGCCGAGGAGGAGGTCTGGGAAAAGGCCGTGATCACGCGCCTGCCCACCCGCGGCCGCTCGATCGAGGGCGCACCGACCCGCGCCTGGATGTTCAAGGGCGTGATGAAAGCTGTGCCGCTGCCGTAGTCCGCAGCCGCACCCCACCAACGAACACGGAAGGGAGCCACCAACATGATCAAGGACCGCGCACCGAAAAGCGTGCGCATCGACTCGACCACCTACAAGGTCGGCTACCTGCCGGCCGACCAGGCGCTCGACGTGTTCCACCGCCTGGCCGAGCTGTTCCTGCCGGTTATGCGCGAGCTGGCCGGCCCAGGCATCGACGCCGACGCGCAGATGTTCGCCGCGCTCGAGCAGGGGTTCCTGCGCTACATGCGCGGCGGGCCGGACACCGAGGCCGTGGTCCTGCCGCTGTTGTCGGTGGTCACGGCAGACGGCGTGACGCTCGACGACACCTGGGGCGCTCACTTCGCCGGCCGGCTGCTGAGCTTCTACCGCGTCCTCTGGGCCGTCATCGAACACAACTTCGCGGATTTCTTCGCCGGTCTGGACGACTTGAAGGTGATCGCGGCGGCAATGGCAGCCGCCGGATCGACGCCCAGGCCAAGCGACGACGCCGAGCAGCCTGGCAACTCGAGGGCATAGACAATTGGTTCTGGCGGCCGGTCCTCTACAAGCTGGCCCCCGACGTGGCGACGGTGCGCACGCGCTGGACCCTCACCGACCTGTTAGACGCTCACCTGTTGTGCGATGCTATGGACCGCGAGGACGCGCCCTGAGCGCCCGCAAAGCTCCGCGAGGGGGCCGAGGTAGGGCCAAGGGCTGAAAGCCGCTGTCCGGCGACACAGCGGCTACCAGGGGGCATACATGCCGACTATCCGCACCCTGCTGGTCAAGATCGGCTTCGTCACCAACTCCGCGCCGCTCGAGCGGGCGCACCGCAAGACCAACCGCTTCAAGAACGACGCCCAGGGCCTGGGCTCCGCGCTGCGCGGCGCAGCTGCGGCGATGGGCCTGTTCGCTGCTGGCCGCGTTGCCCTGGGGGCGGTCGACAAGCGCCTGGCGTTCGGCGAGCAGCTGGGGCTCTTGCAGACGTTCCTGGGCGGCAACATCAGCCGCACAAAGGAGTTGGAGTCCTCGATCCGCGACCTGGCGACCGCCACCGGCAAGCCTCTGGGGGACGTGACCCGCGGCATGGCCGAGGTGGTGTCAGCGTTCGGCGACGGCGAGCAGACGGTCGAGCGCACCCGCGTGGCCCTGGACGCCGCCCGCGCTGGCTTCACCGACACACTCAGCGCCGTGAAGCTGCTGTCGGCCGTGACCAAGGGCTACGGCGACACCAGCGCCGCGGCCATGACCAAGGTGTCCGACCTGAGCTTCCAGGTGGTCAAGGACGGCCAGACGACGTTCCCCGAGCTGGCCGGCGCGATCGGCCGCGTCGTCCCCGTCGCCAACGCCGCCGGCGTCAAGATCGAGGAGTTGATGGCCGTGTTCGCTACCGGCACGGGCGTGATCGGTGACGCGGCCGCGGTCGGGACAGCTGCGCGGGCCGCTCTGGTCCAGATGCTCAACCCCACCGACGACATGGCGAAGGCGCTGCGCAAGTTCCGCAAGGAGGGCATCAAGAGCGGCAGCGAGCTGATCAAGCGCAAGGGCATGGTCGGGGCCATGCGGGCGCTGGTCGCGACAACGGACGGATCGGCCGAGTCGATCAACAAGCTGTTCAAGAACGTGCGCGGCCAGGGTCTGGTCTTGGCGCTGACCGGCGGCCAGGCGGCGGCGTTCGATCGCAAGCTGGGCAATGCTGGCAGGACCGCTGGCAACACGGCCAAGGCCGTGGCCGCAGCGACCGGCGGCTTCAACTCGCATGGGGCGGCGCTCAAGCGGGCCGAGGTGCGGGCCGAGAAGCTACAGGTCCGGCTGGGCAGCCAGCTGCTGCCCGGCCTGGTCGCGTTGAAGATCAAGGCGCTCGAGGCCGCAGAGGTGATCGCCGACGACCTGGGGCTGGCGTTCGGCGACGTGCAGAAAGGCGCAGAGGACAGCCTGAATCCGTTCCGCGAGTTCGCCAAGCTGATCAGCTTCGTGGTCAAGGGCCTGGGGCTGACCCTGGGCACGGTCAAGGACCTGCTCACGTTCAGCACCCGTGGCCTGGCTGCTGGCGCGGCCGCGCTGACCCTGGACGAGAAGGACCGCAAGCGGTTGATGCGGCAGTTCCGAGCCCAGAACCTGCCCTTGTTGCAGGGCATGGGGCAGCGGTTCAAGGACGTGGGCCAGTCAGTGATCGACCCCGAAGGCTTGCGGCAGCGTCGCCGGTTGGCTGAGCTGGGCCGCTCTGCCCGCGCCGAGCTGGCAGAGGGCACGCCCGGCCAGCGCCTCGAGGTGCGGATCGACCGGATCGTGGCGCAGATACCAGAGGGCGTCAGCGCCGAGGCCCAGGGCCGGATCATCGCCAACGAGCTGGAAAAGGTGCTGAGCCGGACCAAGCGCGATATGGCCCGGTCTGCGCGCCGCGGCATCCCGCGGCCGGCGCAGTTGGGGGCAGAGTAGATGGCCGACCGATTCGACATCATCACGCCCAGCGGCGAACGCATCACGCCCGACGTGGCGACCCGCGTGGGGCACAGCCTGGCGGCCGAGCTTACCGAGTTCCCGGTCGAGGACGGCCTGCCGGTCAACGACGCCCTACGCCGCGCGCCGCGGACGCTGCCTGTTGACCTGGTGTTCAGCGCCTACCGCACCGACCGCGACAACGGCGCGACGGTCCCCGACCCCGGCCACCCGCAGAGCGTGTTCGAGCGGTTCCTGAGCCTGCACAAACGCGGCGAGGCCTGCACCATCGTGACCAGGCGCGAGGTGTTGCAGAACATGGTCCTGATCCAGTTTGACGCCGACGACGACGCCGACACCACGCAAGTGCTGCGCTGCCGCGTGACGTTCAAGGAGTTGCGGATCGCCAGCTCGCGGCTGATCCAGATCCCGCCCAAGCGCCGCAGCGTCGCTCAGCGGCACCGCTCGAGGCGCAGGGGGGCGGGCGCGGTCGAGGCCAAGAAACCCGCCGAGGCCGCCCGCAAAAAGAAGCTGAAAGCCGCGGTCCTGGCGGAAGCGAGACGACGGCTGGGGATCAAGAGCTGATGGCCTACTTCACGATCCATCTGATCCCAGGTGCGGACGCTGAGCCGTTCGACCAGGTGATCGCGCTCGAGGGCAGTAAGTACCTGTTCCGGTTCCGCTGGGCCGAGCGTGCCAGCGCCTGGCTGCTGGACGTGCGCGACGACCAGGACGTCGAGTTGGTCGCCGGCGTGGCGCTGCGCAACATGACCGACCTGTTGCGGCCGTTCAACAACCCCAGCCTGCCCCCCGGCCAGCTGTCGGTCGTGGACGTGGACGGCACGGGCGTGGACGCTGGCAAGGCCGATCTGGGCGGCCGCGTGCAGCTGTTCTATGCCGACAGCGACACGGTGGCCGAGGTGGAGGCCGAGCTGGCGGCATGAAACACCACGACACCAGCGTCGATCCGCGCTTCTACGGCGAGCAGTTCGGCCGCCGCGTGCGTCTGGCCGTGGGCGACCGCAGTCTGGGCGACACGCAAGGGACCGAGCTTGAAGGGTTCCGCGTGGCATTTGAGGTTGAGAAGGTGCGGACCAGCAAGCCAAACAACGCCAAGGTGCAGGTGTTCGGTGTCAGCGATGCCACGGCCAAGCGTGTGTTCGCCGAGGGCGTCAAGGCTCGCCTGTCGGCTGGCTACCCGCACAACGAGGCCCTGATCTTCTTTGGCGAGATTGTCAGCTCGAGCCGCTACCACGACGGCCCAACGCCGGTCCTCGAGTTGGAGTTGCAGGACAGCGCCGCGGCGATCAAGGAGTCGATCAGCCAGGCGTGGACGCGAGGGACGCCGTTTTCCGTCATCGTGCAGGGCATCGCCAAGGCGATGGGCCTGGACGTGACGCCATCGACGCTCGCCAAGATCACCGGCGGCACCCGGTACGGATACGCCGCGCACGGCCTGGCATTCCGCGACCTGGACCTGATAGCCCGATCGCTGGGCGTGTCCTGGACGGTCGAATCCGGCGAGCTGGTGGTGCTGCAACCGGCCAAGGCCAACAACCGCCTGGCCGTCGTCGCAAGCAGCGACACGGGCCTGGTGGGCACGGTGTCCCCGCTCGAGCCGACGAAGCGCCGCAAGCTGCGCCGCGTCGAGTTCCAGATGCTGCTCAACCAGCGACTGTACGCCGGCCGCCTGGTGGACTTGCGCAGCGAGCGCGTCACAGGTCTGTTCCGCATCGACCGCGCCGTCCATTCCGGCGACACGCACGGCGGCGAATTCACGACCACCTGCGAAGGGACCGAAACGGAATGAGCGACGACCGCGCCACCGAGTTGAGCGAAGAAATCGATCGGGCGATCACCGATCGGCTGTACGGCGGCGTCTTCACCGGCCTGCCCGGCCGCGTCCTGGCGTTTGACACGGCCGAGCAGACCGCGACGGTGCAGCCCGAGCCGGTCAGCTACCAGGGCCAGGCGGTCGGGAGCTTCCCCGCGCTGCATGACGTGCCGGTCATGTTCCCCCAGGGCGGCGGGTTCCGCATGACCTGGCCGATCAAGGCCGGCGATCGGTGCTGGCTGGCGTTCGCCTGTAGGTCGCTGGACGCCTGGAAAGCAGGCGACGAGGCCCAACCCGGCGGGCTGCGCTCGCACGCGCTCAGCGACGCCGTGGCGGTCCCTTGTGGCCCCCGCAAGATCAGCGATCCGCTGGCGAGCTTCAACGCGGCCGACGTCGAGCTGATCGAGCCGACCGGCGGCCAGGTGGTCCTGGGCAGCGGGCCGCGCCTGGCGGTCGCACGCGACGGCGACGAGGCCGACATGACCGGCGGGCCAGGCCTGACCTGGGCTGCCTGGGCCACGCTGGTGAACACCGCCCTGACCGCGCTGGGGGCGCCTGTCAGCGTGCCCAGCGGCAACCCGCCGATCGCGGCGACCAGCACCAAGGTGGAGGCGGGGTAGATGGCCGACCAGTTCCGAGACTTCAAGATCGACGCCATCACCGGCGACCTGGTGTTCAACGCCGACAACAACTCGCCGGCGAGCGTCGGCGGCCTGGCGTCGATTGCTCAAGAGGTGGCGATCCTGCTGCGCACGCTCAAGGGCGAGTGGTTCGCGGATCTCGACGAGGGTGTGCCGTACATCCCTGACCTGATCCAGAGCAAGCCCACGGACGACCAGGTGATCAGCATCCTGCGCCCCTTGATCCTGAGCGTTCCAGGCGTGACAGGGATCGTCAGTCTGGTTATCGTGCGCAGCGGTCGCACGGCCACGATCACGGGCGAGCTGGAAACCGACACCGCCGAGCTGGCCGAGCTGGCGGCCGAGATCGAGGTGTAGCCCATGCCGTTCCAGCTGACCGCCACCGGCCTTACGATCGAGACACTCGACGAGATCGAGGCACGGCTCCGCGCCAACGCTAAGAGCTTGTTCGGGGCCACCGCCAACGTCACCGGATCGAGCCTGCTGGCAAAGCTGATCGGCATGTTGGCGGCGAGCGAGGCCGACGTGCAGGAGTTGATCCTGGCCGTCTACAATGGCAGCTATCCCAACACGGCCGCCGGCGTCGCGCTGCGCCAGCTGGTGCAGATCGGCGGCATCACCGCCAAGGACGCCACCAAGTCCACCGCGAGCGTGACGATCACCGCCACCGGGCCAGGCACGGTTCCCCAGGGGGCGATCATCGTGCTGCAACCGACCGGCGAGCGGTTCGGCACCCTGGCGGCCGTGGTGTTCGCTGGGCCTGGTGCCCAGGCCGTCAACGTGCAGGCCGTTCTGGCCGGTGCCACCGAGGTGCCGATCGGTAGCCTGACCAAGTTTGAAGACGGGGCGCTCGACGCCGCCTACGCCGTCACCAACGCCGCGGCGGGCGTGAGCGGCACCGATGCCGAGGACGACACCGCGCTGCGGAACCGCTACTTCGCCAGCTACCACCTGCCCGGCACGTCGGCCGGCGACGCGCTGCTCGCCGAGTTGCTCGAGGTGGACGGCGTGACCGAGGCGATCGTCTACGAGAACGACACCAACCTGGTGGTGGCAGCTCGCGAGAATCAGCCGCCCCATTCGGTGTTCTGTATCCTGATCGGCGGCACCGACAACGACATCGCCCAGGAAATCTGGGCCAGCAAGGCGCTGGGGATCGAGGCCTACGGCGGCACCACGCCGACCACCGGCACCGCCACCAAGGCGGACGGATCCACCCTGTCGGTGGCGTTCGACCGGCCGACGCTGACACCGATCCACGTCGAGCTGACCTTCACCGGCGCGACCGGCGACGCGGCGACGGTCAAGGCCGCGATCGAGGCCTACGGCGACGCGCTCAAGATCGGCGGCGACGTGCTGGAGTTGGCCGTGTTGTGCGCGGCAATGGACGCCCTGGACAGCAAGATCGACGGCTTCACCATCACCGCCAAGATCGACAACGTGGGGCCGCCGGTGGCGACCGGCAACTACGCGATCGGCTTCAACGAGAAGGCGACGATCGCGGCTGCTGACGTTGACGTGCTGGGGCTGTAGATGGCGACGCCGACACCAGACCCCGCGACCGTTGACCACCTGGGGCAAGCCCGCGGGCGGCTGCTCAGCCAATGGAAGGGCAAGGCGTCGATCGATCTGGTGGTGCAGCTGCTGTTCGGCGACGACGGCGCAGCGCTGACGGGCGGCTGGCGCGACACCGAGGCGACGATCGCCAGCCTGCTGGCCGGCCGACGGCTGGACACAGCCGCCGGCGTGCAGCTCGACGGGATCGGCACGATGGTGGGCCAGACCCGCCTGGGCGGCGAGTCCGACGCCGACTACCTGGTCAAGCTCCGCGCCGCGGTGCTGCGCAACAAGAGCGCCGGCACCGAGGCCGACCTGGCCGACATGATCCTGGCGCTGCTGACCGGCAAGGCCACGGCCGTGGTGGGCTTTGACTGCCCGCCGGCGGCCTTCAAGCTGCTGGTCATGGTGTCGGCTGCGCTGACCACCGCCGAGCAGACCGCCCTGGTGGAGTTCGTGCAGGCCGCCAAGGCCGCCGGCGTTGGTATCTGCGGCCTGGCGGTCGCGACGGCCCCGACCTTCCATTGGGACGGCGGCGCACCTGACCCGCCGTTCAAGGGCTTTGACGACGGCACCACGACGGTGGGCGGATATTGGGCGCTCTACCTGCTGCCCTGACCAGAGGACGACGACATGGCAACCGATCCCCGAGCTATCCACGGGCCGCCCAAGGACACCGCCGACCTATATGTCGAGCATTTGCCCTGGGCAATGGACATCGCCACGCCGGCGGCGATCCTCGAGCCGAGCGTCACCGAGGAAGGCGCGGGCCATGAGCCGCACGGCGTCGGCATGCCGCCTGACTACCGCCACGAAAACTACCACCGGCGCAAGCTGTTCGACTGGACGATGTTGATCGAGCAGGCGGCGATCTGGGTTCCTCGAGACACCTGGTCCGTGACCATCGGCGGCACCGTGGACGTGGGCGACCAGCGCCGGATTGCCGTCAGCGGCAACAACGTGGATCACACCGTCAGCGGCGAGGCGAGCAACACCGAGATCGCCGCGGCCTTTGTCCTGCTGCTGCGAGCCGATGCCAACGTGAACCCGCTCTGCCACGTCTACAACGAGGGGCCGATCGTCTACCTGGTCAACAAGGGCGCGGCCGGCCTGACCATGACCGTGGTGGGCTCGATCCTGGCCGACGTGGGCGCCGCCGACGCGACGTGCGCGCATGCCAACGTGGAGGCCCCCCTCTACGCCAGGCCCAACGAGTCGGTCGCTAGTTCGGCGCTGGGCCTGGTCTGGGGCAGCGAAGAAATGGACGACGACGGCGACGTGGCGCACGACGCCCGTATGCTGTTCGACAAGGTGAACGCGGCCTTTCGTGCCGGCCAGGTCCAGTCGACGCAATGGGACGTCGGCAACCGCGGCCAGAACAGCGCGGCCTTCGGCTTCAACTGCACCGCCAGCGGCACCAGCTCGCTGGCGGCCGGCCTGGCGAGCGCGGCGACCGCAGCTCGAGCGATCGCCCTGGGCGACACCGCCACGGCCGACAAGGACGACAGCCTGGCGATCGGTCCCAACTCCACCGCCGGCGGCGCAGGCGCAGGCAAGGCCACGGCGATCGGCGAGTATTGCCAGGCCACCGGCACCAACGCCGCGGCGATCGGCAGCGGCACGGTGGGCACGCCCAACCTGGCGAGCGGCGCACGCTCGACCACGACCGGCGCACAGAACACGGTTGGCGGCTCGGATTCTCACTCCCTGGGAAGCGTCAACGTGATCGCCGGCAACGGTAGCCACGCGGTCGGCCACAACAACGAGATCAACGACCACGACAGCGTGGCTGTGGGCGACCATCACGAATTGAACGACGAGGCCTGGGCGGTTGGCACCGGGGCCGTGGTCGGCGGTCGGTATGGCATGGCCCTGGGCCGCGACTGCGACGTGAACGGCGAGCGAGCCACGGCGATGGGCTACCAGGCCGATGCGGCGATCGATCGCGCCCTGGCCTACAGCTCGCAATACTGGACCGCTCGAGGCGACCGGCAGACCTACCTGACGACGCTCAACCAAGCGACGACCAACGCCACGCCGGCACAGGTCCAGATCGCCGGCACCAACGACAAGCTGGCGATCCCCAACAACACGGTCTGGACCGGCACGATCTGGTTGGGCGCTCGCTGCGACGGCGGCGCGGGCGGCAACGCCGGCAAGAGCTGGGGGGCCAAGGCCGACTTCTGCTTCAAGTGCGACGGGGCCGGCAACGTCACCGATCTGGGGGCGTTCGCTGCAACGGCCTTCAACGGCGACGCCCTGGGCTACGTGCTGACCGTTGACCTGACCGCCGCCAACGTCGTGCGGTTCCTGTTCACCGGCGCGGCCACCGACGACGTGAAGGTGTGCGCCACCGCTCGCTGGTCGAGCATCACCGAGGCGTGATAGGTTCTGTTCCGCAAAGTCAAGGGGGGAAATGATGGCCCAGAGCATGAAGGCGACGACGAGCAGCCAGGACCGCAATGTCCTGGTGATCACGGTCGCGACCAACGCGAGCGGCGCAGGCAAGAAGTTGACCGCGATCGTGGACGGCAAGCTGGCCGAATACACCACGGTCGGGGCCGACACGCCCACCATTGCCGCGGCTGGCCTGGCGGCCGCCCTGGTGATCGCCCTGGGCGGCGGCTACGTGGTCGAGCCGGTCGCCGGCGTGATCACCGTCACCCGCACCGGCGTGAACACCGACGCCAACGAGATCCACGGCCAGGTGGTCGGCACCGACGTGGGGTTCCAGACCATCACGATCGACAGCCAGGGCATGGGCCGCCGCCTGGTGGCCGACGCCACCGCGGCCGTGCTGGGCGGCGGCGCAGCTGCGGACGGCGGCTGGGACGTTGACCAGGACAGCGCCAAGCGCCTGCCGTCGCCGGTGCGGCTCCACGCCCGGCTGACCAACGGCACCGGCGTGGTGGCCGACCAGAAGGGGCGCTGGCGGCTCAGCTGCTACAGCAAGACCGCCGGCTGGTTCGACCACCCCACGTTCGGCACGCGCACGATCACCGAGGGCACCGGCGAGGGCTGGACCGAGGACGTGGTCGAGGTCGAGTTGTACGGCGTTGAGCGCGTGCGGCCGTACCTGCTCGACAACGCCACGCCCGGCGCGAACCTGGCCGCCGGCGTCCTGTTCGACTGCTGGGGCATCGTCCTCTGAACCTGGGAGCCGCCCATGCTCACCGGGTTGATCAACGGCATGATCTCAGCGATGCACGGCCCGGCCGTGCGCTGTCGCCCCGTGCTGGCAGCTGAGACGCCCCAGGAGCCGCTCGAGCCGCTCGAGGCACCACCGACGCCACCCGAGCCGACGCCGACGCCTGAGCCGGCCCAGGAGCCGCCAGAGCGATGGGCCGTCCGCGTGCGCGGCAAGCGTGCGGCGCGGCTCAGATCCGATCCGGATTTCATCTTGGCCGAGCCTTTGCGGCGCGGCCTGTTTCGCGTGGTCATGGCTCGCAAGGTGCGCGGGGCTAAGCGGCATCCGTAGAAACTACGGATCGACCCGCGGCAAAGCCGTCTGTTAGCGTGTTCGGCCAAGGGGGCCACAATGACCGAGATCCTGGAACACGTCGCCAAGATGGACATGCAGGGCATTCTGGCCCTGTCCCTGCTGGTGGTGATCGCGGCCGGCTACAAGACCCTGGATTGGTGGATCAAGACCAGGCTCGAGGCCAAGAAGGCCGACAAGGACGACGCTCGCCGCGAGCGGCGCACCCGCGAGCTGAGCAACTCCTTGGCCGTCAACCTCGAGGCGCAGCGACGGCTTCACACTGAGAGTCATGAACAGCTGCTGGTCATGTTCCGCGAGGACCGCGCAGCTCTGGCGGCCTCGCTGGTCGAGACTCTCGACGGGATCGGCACGTTCGGCGAGGCCGATCGGGTCAAGCTCACCAAGGTCCACAACGCGCACCTGGGCGACGGTGCCAGGCGCACGGACGGCACGCTGCGATGGCATGGCAGCGAGGTGGCCGAGCAGGCCGTGATCGAGGCTCGCGACGGCACGCGCAAGCTGTTGGATATGGCAACCGAGCAGCGCGACGCAACCAAGGAACAAGGCCGCCTACTGGCGCGGCTCGAGGCAAGGGCACCATGAGCAAAGACCGGGCGCTGCGAGCGCTGAGCCACCACGATCGACGCCTGGCAAAGCTGGGCCAGGCCTGCGAGTTGCTCGTGCCTGGCCGGTTCGACGCCGAGGCCTGGGCCGTCATGGACCCGCAGCTCGACGAGGTGGCCGAGGCCGTCAAGATCGTGCAGAGCTATGGCCGCGCCGCGTACCCGGCCTGGGCCGGCAAAGCCGACAGTTGGCCCGCCGACAACTTCTACGCCGTCCTCTGGAACCTGACCAAGCCGACGCAGGACGAAACCTGGGCCAAGCTGCTCGAGGCCGCCAACGGCCCCGACACCATCTACCGGATGCGCAAGGCCTATTCGCCCGACTGGTTCGATCCGGTCTGGGATCCCCAGGGCAAGGGCGGCGACTGTTCGGGCCTGGTGGCGTTTGGCCTGGACCGCGACAAGGACGGCGGCGACGACTGGCAGAACGCGGCCGGCCAGGATCTCTGGCTGCACACCGGGAGCATCTACAGCGACGCGATGGGCCGGCAGCTGCTGTTCCGCAGGCTCGACGCGCCCGAGCCGGGCTGCCTGTTCACCTACCCCGACCGCCCCAAGAGCGAGGGCGGCGGCCAGGGGCACACCGGCGGGATCCTCGAGCTGGACGGCCTGGGCGTGCCTGGTCCCGGCGTCGATTGCAGCTACAAGCAGGGCAAGAAGGGCGACGCGATCCGCGTGCGCAGCATGGCGTGGACCGTGGGCAGCTACGCCCGCGGCCGGCGCATCATCTTCGTGAAGCCCGTCTGGTGGAGGTAGGCGCATGCAACTCGACACGCTGACCGCCCATGAGCCGGACGGGACGCCAGGGTTGCGAGCCTGGCACCCGCGGGTCCACGCAAGCCAGGCTCTGTTCGGCCACCTGGACGGGAAGGTCAACGGGTCGGTTACGCCTATCGAGCTGAAATACCAGCCGGCCGCCGGCGAGTATTTTCACTTGGCCCGTATGCTGGTGACGATCAAGGACAATGCCAACTTCAAGGCCGACGAATACGGCGGCCGCGCCGCGCTCGCCAACGGCGTGAAGCTGACGATCAAGGACGCCGCCGACAACGTGGTCCTGGACTTGACGCCAGGGCACACCGTCCAGACGACGAGCGGCTGGGCCGAGGAGGCCTCGCTGTTCCAGTATCTCGACTTCGGATCCGGCAGCGTCAACCAGGCGGTCGCGACCTGGCAGTTCACCGACGACCTGGACGGCCACACGCTCGACCTGGACGGCAGCAAGGGCGAGTATTTCAGCATCCTGATCAGCGACGATCTAACCAGCCTAGCGGCCCACGAATTCCATTTCCGCGGCCGCAAGACGGCCAGCAAGTAGGGGGCACCGTGGCCGAGTTTTTCAAGCGCACCAGCTCGCGCAAGTTCCTGGCGTTCCTGGCAACGCAGGCCCTGCTGGCCGTGCTGGCGTTCACCCACCCCGAGCTGGCCGAGTCGAGCATCTGGGCGATGGTCGCCACGTTCGGCGGCTACGCCGGCGCTCAGGGCCTGGTCGACCGCGCACGCGCCGGCATCGTCCAGGCACCGCCCGACGATGCCCCCTGACCCGCCGAGGTTGCAGCCTATGATCTACGTCCTGACCGGCCTGGTGGCCGCTTGCATCGTCCTGGGGGCGCTCTGGCGGCTGTCAGCTGCGCAACGCGACAACGCCCGCGGCGAGCGCGACCAGCTGACCAAGGACGTGGCCGCCGAGAAGAAACGCACCGGCCAGGCCGAGGCCGACGCAGAGCAGGCCAGGCACCAGGCCTGCGAGCTGGCGGCCGCGCTCGAGCAGCACCAGGCGACCCGCCGGCGGATCAGCAAGCGCGAGTCCATCGTGCGCGAGAAGGCCGCCACGGCCGCCGGCAAGCTCGAGCCCGACGACGACACCGCCGCAGCTGCGGCCGCGGCGATCAACCGAGCGCGGGGCAGGACATGAAGGGGCACGCCGCAGCGGCGGTTCTGCTGGGCCTGCTGGCCGTGCCTGAGCCTGGCCTTGGCAACCCCTGCACCAAGGCCGCCGGTGTCGCCAGCGGCCGCACAGCGCCTTGCACGGGCGTGCTACTGCCCACCGCCGACGCGCTCGCCGGCGAGCGATGCGTGCTGGTCGATCTGCCCCTGGCTCGAGCTGCGACCGAGACTACGGCAGCCAACTGCGCGAACGACGCCCGCCTGGCGGCGCACCGCCTGCGAGCGTGCCAAGCGGAGGTGGCGGGCCTGCGCAGCCGCAAGGCCGTGATCGTGACCGTCGAGAAGCCCCCCGCCTGGTGGCAGTCGCCGTTCCTCTGGGGCGCTGTCGGCCTGGTCGCCGGCGGGGCAGCTGTGCGATTGACCCTCGCCAGGTGAGGCCGTATCCTCGCGCCTGGTAGGGCTTGATCCTTCCGTGTTCACCGAGGCGGGCC